ATTTTCTTTGGTTGCCAGGTAAAAGTGCAGATCCCAAGAAAGGACCAATATTATAGTTTGGAATACCTGTAGATGCTACATAAACATGCTCTGCATTGAAGAAGGTATTCTGAATATTGGTTGTATATGGCGCAATTGTCTTTCTAATTGCATCATTTTCAGATTTGCCTTTGTTTAGATCGACCGAAATCAAGATATTGCCTTGAGGCTCAACCACAGCAGGTTGAGGCAAGTTATATTGGAATATCGTTGTGGAATCTCTAGATGTAACTAAAAATGTGCCGTTATAGATGATTGGATTTGCACCATAAACAGTTACTTGATCACCAACCAGAAGACCATGAGGTGCAGAGCAGGTAACTGTTGCAAAACTGTTATTAATACCACCATAAGTGATAGTTTCAACTTCAATTAGTTTTTTAACGTTATATAACCAAGTTGTTAGTTGAGGATCTACTGAAGATCCTCCTAACTTAGATACAGTAAGTTTGTCTCCAGGAAGATAGTAAGATCCTGTGTCAGACAGTGTAGTTTGTTGAGCATCAACAATGCCCACAATATCCATTACGACCTCTGTTAAGGTCCCTTTGTTTAGATATACTCTAAAGATAGATCTGATCTCTGTAGCAGCGTCCCAGGTAGTCTCACCACTGCTATTTGTGTCTCTAGTGCATTCAATAAACTGGTTTAAAGATTTTTCCTTATATCTTACAATTTCAGTATCATTAATAATGAGTTCGCCGTTTCTTTCTGGCCATCCAATAGTGGAGTCAACGGTGATGATTAGATCTCCTTCTACCAATTCTTCTGCAAGTCTGGATTTGTAAGGAACTGTGAAATTTCCTTCAATTGTTTCTTGGGAAAGAATCAATTCGTAAATATCAAACTCGGAAGTTTTGATAGAAATGAAGTTTTCCACAAGAGCAGAAGCATCTTGCACATTTGGATCTGCAATATCTGCTTCTTGGATTAATGTTGCATCTTTAATGTTTTGAGGGTTGCCAGATACAAGTTTTGCTCTAAGGATTGTATTTGTTGCCCAAGTAGATGCAGATGGTTTGATTAATTGATCTTTTGGATAACTAATACTTACATTTTCACCATAAAGAAGTTTGAATAAGTATGCAATACTAAATGAAGTGCCTTTTGTAGAATAAAAGGTCTTGATATTTTTAATTGCAGATCTTACATCAATATTTTTGTAGTCTAATTCTGGGACATCAGGAAGATACTGCTCAATATACTTGTCTAGAAGTCTCTTAATAAACAAAGCATCCAAACACTTAACTACTTCACCTGATTGGTGTGCTACTGCAGTAGTATCATTGGAAAATTCAGCATTACCAACTTGATTGTAATTTACCATGCCACTTACGGCTCTGGCACATCCTTCTAATTTACACTTACTATAATTGCTACCAGAATTGATTACCTCAAAACCCGTAATTTCACTTAAACCAACAACAACAGAAGCTTCTGCTTTGGGTGGTGCTTGAATTACAATAGATGGAGGTGCATCGGCGCTGTATCCAGTGCCAAAATTGGTAATATTGATATCGGTGATTTGACCATTGAAAATAGCACATACTGCAGTTGCACCTGTGCCACCAGAGTAGTTACCTGTAACTGGATCTTGCCTATCATCAACAATATATACCGATGGCACATCCTCATAACCAGATCCACCATCCAGCAATTCAATGGAGATTACTCTTCCATCTGCATCAACTCTAGTTTCTAAAACTTGTGCTCCTACAGGATCAACAATTGCAACTCTTGGTGCAGTTTCATATCCTTGTCCTGGATTCAAAACTGTAATGGAGGAAACTTTTCCATCCACTAAGTTTGCTCTCAAACTTGCTCTAATTGAATCTTCGCCAGTAGGAAAATCAACATAAACAGTCGGAGAAGTTGTATATCCTGATCCACCATCAGTTATAGCAATATCACCACTAATAGATCCAGATATAATCGTCGGAGTAGCAAGTTTTGCTCCTCCAGGTTGGACAAACGACAGTCTTGGTGTGAAAGTATATCCACTTCCAGATTCTTCAATCTCTAAAGAAGAAATAGATCCATTTGTAACTGATGCTTTAATTTTTGGTAATTTTGAATCAACTGTTGTTGGTGCTTCAACAAAAACTGTAGGTGGATTGGTATCACTGTAACCAAATCCCCCATCAAGAAGAGAAACTGATTTAACACCATTAATTAGTGCTACAGCAGATCCGCCAGACCCTTGTCCGTTATTATCTTTGATAGAAACTTTAGGAGGATATTCAAATCTATAATTTGACCCGTTTTCACCAACTGCAACTGATACTAATTCACCGTTATTATTAACCCTAGAAAATCCAATAGCACCACTACCAAAACTTGGAATAGGAGCTTCAATAGAATATAAAGTTAACTTTCTTCCTGGAAGTGGAGTAAAATTAAATGTAATTAAATTTCCATCAAATGTAAAGTCATTTTTAGCAATTAAGCGACTTCCATCATAAGTCGCAAGAATATACTCGTCAATTTCTGGTTTGTAATCAATAGAATCTTTAGTAACAGGAAATGATACGGTCTCATCATTAAAACCGCCAGAAATATTATCCAGCCTTACAATTTCACTTTCAACAAATCCGTTGAAATATTTAATTTGAATCGTAGAAATATCGTCAGATGCAGTTCTTGCTCTAGGTGGATTTACAAAGGTAATATTTGTACCGTCTACATTGTAATCATCTAAAGGTACTAATAATTCACCATATAAGGTGACTTGTAAATGTTGAGGCGAAGGGGCAGAGACAGGATTATTTTGAGTTGTAAGAGGAAAGATTTGCCTTGATCCATCAAAAAGATCTGCAATTTGAGCAAGGGTGATTTCCTTTAATTGTACTTCCTCAAAAGAAATACCAGGACTTAAAGCAATACTTGGTGAAGCAACTGCTCTTTCATAAAAAATGACTTCATCACCAACTAAAACACTTCCGTTATTTTCTAAGAAAGAGTCTATGTTTTCAACAACAATCGTAGAAGATGATGTAGTGATGTCTTCTACGATTGTTGTTGCACCGTCAAGAATATCGACATTTAATTTGTCGATATCCATGTAGTTTAGAAAATTGTTTAGGATATTTTGTCCTAAACCTGTCTTCTCCTGCGATTTGTAGTAATACTCAATGAATTTTCCAAATAGTGGAAATCCATCATCGATAAACTGAGGTAGTTGCTCTCTAGATACTTGGGAAACCTTATTGATTGTCATCTATCAAAAACAGGAGATGTTTGCTAAATTGCCAGCGTTGCTAATATCGGGAAGATCGAGAGTCGTTGGTACCACTTCAAAAATCTCTGGCGTAAGACTATTTAGTGGGATATTTGAAGGCAGTGGTGTGCCGATCGGAACTACTGAAATTTCAGGGATAATGACTTCGATAATTGTGTCTGGTGATGGAGTTGTGATTGTAGAGTTATTTGATGGAATAACAGAAACTGGAATTGAAATGTCACCCAAATCTGCTTTTGCATCATCTGAAGTATCAACTTCACCAGTAGTATTGTCTACAGGAAGATTATTACCTCCAGATCCAATAACATTTGCAGGACCAAAGCAAATTTGCCCTGTGGCATAATTTACAGTGCCAATACTGTCATTGGTAATAATCTTTCTGTTACCACTATTGTAATAACTTCGGAGATTACCAAATCCATCATCTTCAAAGTATTGATCTACAGTAGGTCTATCGGCAGTCCTAAATCTTCCAGACTTGATTACAGGTTCTTTCTTACATGTGCCATCATCGGTTTGACCTGGAGCACTATCATAAATATCCGATCCAGTACTAATACAATATGTATTAGTTTCCCCTACAGTCGGATCTATGTATTTTAATAATGAGAGTTGTGTAGATACATCAGAAATACATCTGTCGGACAATGCAACGGATCTTTGTAATTTAGAAGTACTAAATGACCCATTAAAGTTATTAATATTTGTTTGTAATGCCCAATCATTAATTCCTGCCTGGACATTTGTGCCAATGTTAGAAACACTTCTTCCTGAGCAGGCAGGATCATAAGTAACAAAAATCTTTGGATAAACGTAAATTGATGCTACATCTCTGACAACTGGCTCAATAGATGCCATTGCATATTGTCTTAGATTTTCAGAAATTTGCTTTTTGGTTGTATCGTTAAGTTTTGCTCCTGTCTTTGTTTTAATTGCAATAAAGACCTTTCCATACACAGGAGGAAAAATTTCATCACCTCCATATGCTACCACTGCAGCAGCATTTTCATAAACCCTTTTGGTAATGGTTTCATAGTCTTGAGCAGTAACTGCTCTATTTTGAGTTGCAAATGCTCTTGGTGCATTAAATTTAATGGACTCTACAGACTCTGCAGTATCTCCAAACTTAGATGTTTCTGCAACAGTAAAACTAACATCATTACTATTGTAAGTAGCACCATTGCTGTCTAAAAATCTACCAATAAAGGAGAATGAAGAGATTTGATTTGCAGACTCTCCTGAGGTTACAAGATATTCCATATCAATGACTTCACCATCACCGAGTCTTCTACCAATAACACCATCACCAAAGAAAATTTCATATCTACTATCCTCACTTTCTGAAAGGAAGTAAATCCTATCAGTAGAAGTTACCGTAGTAATATTTTCAACTAGGTTATAAACATCAGATGCTGTGCTAGTCTCATTGGGTCTTACAGTAATACTCAATGTTGAAGTGTCTGCACTAGGAGTAGGGATGTAATATCTCTGCTTAGCAAACGTGTTGACAAGATAAGAATAGTTAATCAAACTTCCTTCTTGAATCTTCACACATCGCATTTCTGCAATTCCTGTGGTTTGATCAACAACGGCAGTTCTTGGCTCTAAAAGATTCCAAGTATAGTTTCCACCAGTTGCTACAGGACCTTTTAATAAAGTAATATTATTTGGATAAGATCCAGAAGTTTGTCTGGTCTGGATAACTAAATGTAAATACGCTGTAGATGCTTTGATTGATCTTGGCGTATAATTTAAAATTTTAGCAATATTGACAATATTGTCTCTAACTGTAGATGAAGACAAAAATACTTCATTCATTGACATATTTGCCATGAATGAAGAATAATATGTGTTATATGCTAATGTATCAACTAGGTATGATAATGCAGATCCCTCAAATTCATAATCCGTAAACTCGTCTCTAGTTTTTAGATATGATTTGATGGACGATTTAATGTCCTCAAAATCTAGTGCTGTTAAATTATTGGGTTGCATTATGGTCTCTGCAATACGAATTGTACGCTTTCTGTAATCGGTATACCAATTATTTGATATTCTAAGGATACATCAAGAGAGTTATTATCATAATCTGGAATACACTTCAAACTAGTTACAGTTACTCTCTTTTCATGGTTATTGATTGTATTTAGTATTTCAGACTGAATGGTATCAATAATGAAGGGATCTAGAGGTTCGAAAAGTAATGTGTATACTTTAGATCCAAATCTTGGTTGGAATAACTTTTCCCCTGGAGCAGTCAAAACAATATTTTTTACAGACTGCTTAATAGCCTCTGCATTAGTCACTGGTGAAATATCCTTGGTAAAAGGATTTTTCAGGAATGAAAGAGAAATATCTTTAAAATTCCTAGATTTTTTAAAATCATTACTTGTGATCTTTTTTAACGCCATTCCTAGGTTTCAATTCCCCACATTTTATTTATGTGGTTCATAAAAAAAATCCCCCTAAGGGGATTAAAATTACTTACCTTGACCACGATAACGCTTTTTTGCGTTGTTACGTGATGTTGAAGTATACTTAGTATGCTTACCACGTCCTTGACGAGTGCGCTTTGGTTGCGACTCGATTGTATCAGCACCTGATAATCCAACTCTACTCTTTGCCATAATTAAACTCCAATAAAAACGTTTGGTGATCCTGCTCCAATTAGAGACAGGCAAGGTGGTCCTAGGGGATATGCAGTTCTACAT